GATCCCCTACCGCGTGACCATCGACCTGTCCTCCCGCGAAGTCCTGTCCATCGTCCGCAACTACGACGAGGACGAGGCGCAGCTCCCCGAGGCCCGCACCAACTTCATCAAGTACACCTTCGTCCCCGGCCTCGGCTTCTACGACATCGGCCTGCTTCACATCCTCGGCAATACCACCAACGCCATCACGGCGGCGTGGCGCGAGCTGCTCGACAGCGGCATGTACGCCAACTTCCCCGGCTTTCTCATGGCGGACAACGGCGCCCGCCAGAACACCAACATCTTCCGCGTCCCGCCCGGCGGCGGCGCGCTGGTGAAGACCGGCGGCATGCCGATCAACCAAGCCATCATGCCCCTGCCCTACAATAACGGCGCCGCGCCCTCGCTAATGAGCCTCGTCAGCAACATGGCCGAGACCGGCATGAGGGTGGGCGGCACGTCCGAGATGCAGGTGGGCGAGGGCCGCGCCGACGCGCCGGTGGGCACGACGCTGGCCATGATCGACCAAGCCACCAAGGTCCTGAACGCGGTCCATAAGCGGATGCACGCCGCGCAGGCGCATGAGTTTCAGCTCCTCACCCGCTGCTTTCAGGAGAACCCCGAGAGCTTCTGGCAGCGCAACAAGAAGCCCGCGTATCCTTGGGACGAGGCGACGTTCCTCGCCGCGCTCGACAACTGCAACCTCGTCCCGCAGGCTGACCCAAACACGGCCAGCCACAGCCAGCGCATGATGAAGATCATGGGCCTGAAGCAGCTCCAGCAGGGCAACCCCAGCCTCTACGACCCCATCGCCATCGACACTGCGGCGTTGCAGGCGATGGGCTGGAGCAACCCCCAGCAGTTCATGGTGCCGCCCTCGTCGCTCCAGAACAAGCCCCCGCCAGAGGTCCAGTACGCTCAGGCCATGGTGCAGATCAAGAAGCAGGAGGCCGACGCCAAAACGGCGATGGTCGGCGTCAAGCAGCAGGAGGTTGCGGCCAAGATGCAGGAGAGCCAAGGCGTTTTGGGCGCCCAAGGCCCCACCATTGAGGACCAGATCAAGATGGCCGAGTTGCAGGCCCGTCAGCAGGAAATGCAGATGGACGAGAAGGACTCAATGATGGACGCGATCAACCGCAAGCGCGACCGCGAAAGCCGCGAGCGTCTGGCCGCTGTGAAGCTGGCCGAGACCATCGCGACCGTGCCCGGCGCTGAACAGACAGTGCAGAGCCTGTTGGACCCCGGCATGATCCAGCGCCTTGAGAGCAACGAGCAGCCCCTGACGGCGGAGCAGTGAGATGGCGGGTGAGAAGCTGATCCAGAAGGCATTGCAGGCTGCTCGTCAAGCAAGCGGGCCTATTCCTAAAAACTACGGATCTTTCTCCGGCACAAAGTTGCCTGATGCAGAAAAGCTGGCCCGCTTAAAAGACAAATTTATTTACCATTCTGGAACCGCAGATCAGCTTGAAGGCATGAAGTGGGGTCTTGAACCGCAGCATGGTGGATGGATTGAAGAACTAGCGCGACATGCCGGGGACAGACCCCCGCAAGAGTTGTTGGACCGTTCTGTCCCGCTGGTGTGGATGTCAGATGACCCTTCATGGGTTTCCATGAAAGTTGGGCGCAAATTGAATAAGCCCGCCGCTGACGTAACCCAACAAGACATCCTTGAGCATGGTCATCTTGCTGTGATCCCGAGGAAGGGTGAGCATGCAGAAAATGTTTGGAAAGTTGGTGAAGAGGGATTGATGGAAGGAGAATACAGCCCTGTAACCAATTTGAGGGGTGAAACAAAAAAGGCTGGATGGACCGATTTGTATCAAAACGATTACACAGGCAATAAAGAGCCGTTTGGCGTTGAGCGCAATGAATACGTTTCGGCTCAACCTGTCGAACCTATGTTCAATCTTACTGGACAGCATTTAGTGGACTTTTTGAATGCCGCAAATAGGGGTGAAAAATCCCACGGCGGCGAAGTTGACGCCGCCCTTCACGCCGCGCGCCGTCACTTTGAGAATGGTGGTGATGCACCCGTCATTCCGCCTGAGTTCACATCTGACACGGCTGGGACGCCTGTTGATTTCCGCCCGTTGAACTTTGACGCTCTTCGTCAGGCAAACGCCGTCCGCGTCACGAACCGCGCCAATCCTGATGGCACGACAGACACCGACCCCAACGCCGGGTTCTCCATTGTTTCGGGTTGGAACGACTCAATGGCGCCGCACGGCGACCCGCGCTCAACCGTGACATGGCCTGACAACCCGGAAGCCTATGGTACGGTGGCGGACATGTTTGCCAACAACCCCGAGTGGATCACGCCCCACAAATATCGCCAGATCCTTCATTCCGCCCGCGAACTTGGCATGCGTGACGAAGACGTTTACGCCCAGCCCCGCGCCCACGGCGGCGAAGTCGAAGCCGCCCTCCACGCCGTCCGCCACCACTTGGCTGGCGGCGGCTTCCTGTCCGACCTGTTCTCCGGCCCCGACTACCTGTCCACGGGTGAAGTAGCGTCCCCGACGAATTGGGGCGACCCTGAGAGCGCAGCCGACTTCTTTAAGGCCGACAAGGCCCTGCGCTTGGCGCGCGAGGCGCAGGCGTCTGAGCCTGCTCGCGATATGCCGTTGCCGCTCCGTCGTCCCGTTGCGGAGGTTGCGCCGCGCCAGCAAGTTGCTGCGCCTCCTCCGGCGCCTGCGCCCGCACTAGCACAAGCGTTTCGCCCTGTAACAACTTTGCCGATTGGTGATCTTGAGCCACATGACTTTCCGCCGGTCACAACGCCCAGCTTGGCGTTTGGTGAGCCGGTGTATGGGGAGAAGACCCAACGCCTCGGTGGCGGTGAAGACCAGAATAAAGCACCCGTAGTGCAAATGGACTACACCATTGGAAATGCAAGGGCGCTTTGGCCATCGTCTGGAAATGATATTCAAACTTACGCAGGGATCGTTCCAGAAGATTTTAATGAGGGCATTGGTAACCCAATGTCTGTCGATGACGTGCGCCAGTCCATGATGTTTCGGCCTGAGCCAAGGGCCGAGATTAACAACGCCGTATCTCTGGCCCGCGAGACCATCCCCAGCGCCGCCAACGCCCTCGCCGCCGTGGAGAACCTCCACAACGCTGGCGTCTACTCCGGCGAAGCGCTCGACAAGGCTGGCGAGATCCTCGCGGCCCACAACCGCGCCATGTTTGACAACATCCCGGTCGATGAGGCCCTGCGCCTGATCCGCGCTGAGGGGGCGCGCATGGTCAATCAGGGCATGCCGAGGGAAGAGCGCCCCACCGTTCAGCCCCTCGCCTACGCCCCCGCGCCCACGCCCGCCCCCGCCGCTGCGGCGATCAACACGGCGACAACTCCCACCACTGACAAGCTGACGGCCCGTGTCCCGCAGGATGTTGAACCGACCACATCCAACGCGCGGATTTTGGCCGCGATCCGCGCCAACGAGAGCCGCAACAACCCGAGGGCGCAGAACCCGACTTCGTCCGCTGGCGGCCTCTATCAGTTTCTCAACAGCACATGGGGCAATACCCTGCGCCGCATGGACCCCGAGCGGTTTGGCGTTTACAGCGACCGACAGCTTCGCGGCTTGAAGACGGACCCCAATGCCGTTGACATCCAGCATGCCGCCGCAAACTACCACCTGACGAACGACATCGCCCCAAGGCTGTCAAAGGCTGGCGTCCCCCTGACGCCGGGTTCCGCCTACCTGAGCTGGTTCCAAGGCCCAGGCGGCGCCGTGAAGGCGTACACCGCGCCCGACAACGCAACAGTCGCGCAGGTTTTTCCGAAGACGGTGTCGGCCAACGCCAACATGCGGTTTAACGGCAAGCCGTACGCCCAGTGGACCATGAGCGACCTTCGCCAGTGGGCCGACACGGCGATGGCGAAGCGCATGGGCCGCGCTGAGGGCGGTGAGGTTGAGGGCTACGGGGACGGCGGCATCATCAAGAAGGCGCTGCAAGCTGTTGGCGGGGGTTTCAAGCCGACCGAAACTGGTTGGGTTTTTAAGGATGTAAAGAAACCGAACCTCACGCCCGCTCAAAATAGGGCAATTAGTCACGCCATCGACGCTGGGAGGTATCTTGAAACAGAACTTCCAATCCGCTCAATGTATGCCACTCAACCCCATGTGAATGCGGATTTTGCCACGCCAATCTCTTCAAACAGGGGTAATCTTCCCGTTGTCCAACGGATTGGGGATGAATTTTACGTTCGCGATGGACACCACAGGCTAACAAAACTTGCGACAGAAGGTGCGGAAACGGCCAAGGTTAATCTGGTGGACCCGTGGGAAAGGACGCCAACTGAAATGCCTTTGCTTGACTGGAAGCCAAAAACGCCAGAGCAAGTAGCTTCAGAGCTGGCATTGGCGCAAAGGCAAAAGCAGGAAAATGATGCCTTATACAATGATCTGATGTCACTTGGGTTTGGCAACATTGAGCCCCAAGGCCGCGCCCACGGCGGCCTCGTCGATGACGCGCTCCACGTCGTGCGCGAGCATCACGCTGACGGCGAGGCGGTGGGGCCTGTCGAAGAGCCGCGCCCGCTGACGATCTACCGTGGCAACGCCCCCGTCGCCGACGAGGCTGGCGGATCGGGCAGGGAGCCCGCGCCCCCGGTCTTCTCCTACATGCCCACGCCCGAGAGCGTCGAAAGGCAGGCCGCAAGGCAACCCGCTTAT